GACGAATGGATTTTAAGTCCATCGTGTCTACCAATTCCACCATTGCGGCATCATCTTATCAAGACTTAAAGAACAAAGAAAAAATCCGGATAAAGAATGAGTTTCGGGTTTTCATCTTCTCCAACTCTTTATTGTCTTTTCTCAATTTCTTAATGTCTGCCTTATTGGAAGACACGTGTGTTTTAGCTCTCGTATTCAACTCCACTAAGGACTGAACCAATTGTCTCAAATTGGCAATAATATTTGCCCTTTCAGATATGATTTGCTCTTTCATACTATAATTAATTTAATTAGTTAGTGGCGGAGAGCCGGACTCGAACCGGCGACCTCTTGGTTATGAGCCAAGCGAGCTACCAACTGCTCCATCCCGCTATGTAACGGCTATTTATGACTAAGTATCTCAACAGCCGTTAGTTGACAGAATTTTGAAAAACTGTCCTACTTTGAAAGATTCTTCTTACCTTTGCGAATATATGCCAATCGCATGGGTGCTGATTGCCTTTACAATGAGAAAATGCCTACGAATAAGAGTGGATTTCGATGTAGCCGCATCGTTAAAATCTATCGCTGACATTATCTGGGCTTTCAGAGGAAGAAAGACTTCCAACAAATGATGATTTGTATATCTCAATCCTCCAGTTCTCTTGCTGGAGGATTTTATTTGTTTCCAAAATCAGCAGGGGTCTCACCCCATTCTTTGTTGTTCCAGTGTCGGACTTCAATTGTATCAACATCCCATGCAAGAGTTTTAAGAAATATCTCGGCTTTCTGAAGTTCTTTGCATTTCTTCTTGGATGCTGTTTTTTTGTTTTGAAACCAAGCTATTGCTGTTATACTATCTGTATAGATAATTCTGGGAGAATAATCATTTTCTATGATATATTTTGCCGCTTCAACAACGCCTAAGAACTCACCAATATTCACCGTTTTATTACCCAGGTTCTGATAAAATATCCGCTTACCGGTCCGTAAATCTATCCCCTGAAACTCTGTTATTTTATTTTTCGTGGAATGAGCTGCGTCTGTAGCTATTCCCTCTACTGGAATTTCTATCATATTCTACCAATATTGAGCGGGTGTGGGAATAAGAGCCACAGTACCATTTATCATTACCGGTTTCATTTCTACTGTCGAATTAACCCAAAATTTACAAGGCCACTCTCCTTCTACTTTAGCAAGATTAACAGTGCTATAATACGAAGCACGTCCTTGTGCTTTTATACAAGCCTTTTTTCTTTTTCTCGGAAGCTTAGGTTTTCTACTTTTTGAGAACTTTTTTTGCTGCGACATAATGACCATCGTTCTGGAATGCGGTTAATACAATGTTTGCTGACTTACAGAAATCATCAATTACCAGCAATAGATTTTTGATGTCTTTACGTTTTGACAGTTCCTCTACAACCCCATCAATAGTACGAACAGAATCTTTGACCCCATCCAGCGGATCGTATTTGATTGTCTTGTTTCCGAACTTTACTTCCACTAAATACACAGCGTTCTTTACAACTGTAGAAGTAATCTTTGCATCAAAAGCATGTGGTTCCGCTGCTACAACGATGTATCCAGCCTTTTCATTTTTCATGGGAACCATTTGTACATCATAAAGCACATTCGGCTCAATAATTGGCTCTAGCTCATGTGTTACAATACATACTTTTTTAGGACCCTTTGCGTCTTCTCTAACGCCCTTAATGTAACCGGTTTTAGTATTGATAGAAACAAATCCTACCCATGACTCTGTACGGTCTGACTTAATAAATTTCAATTTTGTTTTTATCTTATCCATATTCCTATGATTTTTGTTTACATATAAAAGCCTCACCAACTATTTTGTTAAGATGGTGAGGCAAAGGTACGACTTTGTTTTAAATTATGACATCAATTTATTAATTATTTTATATTTAATCAACTGTTATACAATAGATTAGCTATATATAAAACTAAATATAATACTTAATATAATTGACTATATTACAGATATTTACAAAAATCACTATTAGTATATCGAAAATGTCAATAATCAGCTTCAATATCATCCAAAATTTGTTTCACTTTTGGTATTGCGAATACCCCATTTTCATCTCGATATTCTATAGTATTAACCGAGATACCAATCTGTACAAGGAACAACAAGGTGTTTTCAAGTTCATAATCCGGGAAACTACAGAATTTCACGCCTTCTTGCAGATGTACTGGGAGATTCAGTGCTGCCCCCAGTTGAATAGCATCATCTTCATAAGCCTCAAAATGAGATTGAATATGAAATAATACTAAACCATGTGCGTAGTCATTCTTATAGAACTTATACGCTTCAATGTACAGATTGTCCATAATTTATAATTTTATTTGTTTAGAAATACACTTATCGCATATACCATCGTTTCGCATGTATTTGACTTTCGATAACTGGAGTCCACATTGCCTACAATAATATACGCGCTTGGGTTTAACTTTTATCGCATATAAAATTTTACGTTTATTGACATCATATATACCAGAAAGTTTTTCAAGTATCTGGTTATGTGTGAATTTGTTTGTTTTCATCAATTTCCAATAATCATGTCGGATTAACTTATCTCTTGCTTCTTTCTGATTCAACAAACCATTATCTCTCAATGCAATAATATAAGGATATGGAATATTGGTTATATCCGAAATCTTTTGAGCATACAAGTCATAAATCTGTGCATCACTCATTTCTTTATCACTATTTTAGTTTGAAGGATTATAGATTTGGAATCTTCAATATCGCGTATAAGATTAAATGAATCTTCCAATAGGGCCAACATAACACGATTACTTTCTTCGTGTGTCATACTTTCCCAGTCAATTTCTAATTGTTTAGCTATTTCTTTCGCTAACTCATAAAACTTATTTGTTTTCGGAATGTCTGTGACATCATATATTTCGTTTTGCTTTTGACCGAACAATAAACGGCTTAACTCATAATAACGAAAAAACGCCTCCAAAGTCTTCTTCTTATCTGGAGGCGCAATAGATAATTTGTTTTTTGTCATATTTATAAATGATTATATACGATTATCAACGATTTATGTAATTTTGTAACCAACATGGTAAGATTAGTCATGTTGGTTGCCCTTTTAGTAGCAAACCTCGCCGATGCGCCTGGAATATCATGGATCAATTATGCTATTCTGGTTTATGATATTATTTCAGCCGCCATCGCAAGGTTTGCAGGACTAACCAAAAGGAGTCAAAAAGACTCTGCAAATTGATGAATTTTATCTGTATGGCTGGAGAATATATCTCCGGCCTTTTTTAAGTAATAGTTGGAACTGGATGGAGTTAGTTTAGAAAACCAAGTGCATTTTTGGAAAATTAATTGGCTACAATTGTATTCAATTATCAATAAATAGCAGTATCTTTGCTGAAACGATTAATAAATATTTATCATTATGAGTATAGAAATTGGAGACAGTGTAAAAATTGTCAATGCTATTGATCCTATAAAGATGGTTGTTATAGATAAAATAGACAATGAACATTTAACCGCAGTGTACTGGAGTCATACCCAAGGAGCATATCTTACAATAACAGGAAATATAAATGCTTTCGTAAAAATCGACTAACAAGCCCATTGCTTTTTATAATAAAACATAGGAACACACAAAAAACGTATCTCGACAACAATATACGAAGAATCAGTGTCCCTATATTTTTTTGCTTCAATAATAGCTTTCATATAACAAAATTTTAGTCTATAACAATATCATATTAAATAGATACAATACCAGATACCAAAGTACTGATATTGACAACTACAGTTTTCTATAGAATAGGAAAGATGGAAAAAGAATGGTTGTTATTTTTAGTTATTACACCAGAATGACAAAATTCTTTTTTAACACCAATTTCGGAATTCCACAACTTATCGAATAAGCCGAAATTAAATAGTTACAAAAACTTATTATATGTATCAATAACAATTTCCAGTAACTCCATTGATTTCCCTAACGAGTCATACGCATCATTAATTACGTTATAACTTGCCTTTAACGTCTTTAGTTCACTCTCGGAATAAGGATATGTTATAACTTTAATTAAGTATAATGTTTTCTTAGCTTCAATGAGTTCAGAAATTGATTGTTTCTTGCGTTGGCATGTTTCATAATATTGTTGATACGCATCACCTAATTTGGAATTAAAATTTCGATTATAGAGGTCTAATTGAATTGCGATAGATTTGGTGTACACCTCGTTTGCAAACATTGTTATGTCGGAATTAAGTGTATTTAATTCATAAGTCAATTTAAGGTATGACAATTCATGTTCAAGAGAATCGACTCTCTGGACAAGTGTTTGTATTTCCTTTTGTGAATCATTAGATTGTGCATGGACTGAAGAAAAAGAAAGCACAAATACAAGAGAGCATAAAAATTTATTCATATAAATATGTGTGTTAAAAGTGTTTATAGCCAAAACTGTATGGTATTATATCGTGGACAACAACTCAAAATCTTCAATAGATATTTTGTCTATTGAGACAAGCCATTCAAGATAAGAAATATCATCTTTAATGTCACGAAACTTTTGTCCCTTATATTTCCCAAAATCAATTACTTGGTCTGCAATAGATATATCTTCCTGTTTTTCGACATCTGGATATAATTGTTTAAGTTCCTCAAAATCAACTTTGAAAAGCCTGTCTGTTTTTTCTAGCCAATGAAGATATTGATAATCTATCTTATAAATGTCACCAAAAGTTTTCCCCTTATATTTACCAAACATAAGTATTTCATCCGCTTTATGAATGGGAAATATTTCATTAAGCGATACACCGGGAACATCAATCAAAACCCATTCTCCACATCCAGCGCAAGGGATTTCTTCGTCTTTGATATTTGGATAACATTCCTGCCTATATGTATCATCAGGCTTACCATTTACAAAACACTTGCCATAAGCCTTACCATATTTGCCACGCGGCTTTACAGTTTCGACTAAGAAGGTTCTATCTTGATTTGGATCAATACGTCTTTCCTCGCTGGATGAACGTGCTAATCCTAACTCACATCGTTTAACCAAGAATGGAGTTCGTTTCCCTATATTGTAATAAATACTAAAAATATTATCGTGTGGGTACATAGCTTATTTTATTTTTATTATGAATTAATTACACAGACTGACATAATTAACAGGATTGTTCAATGTACAAAATCATTTCCAATTTGTCTGGTAAAGGTAATAATTTATTTTTTAATTACAAATTTGTTGCAGCATTTATTCTAATAGGATTAGCTTAGATAAGAAAAACAGAAAAATAGTTATGATATTGGTGTATTTTTGCAATCAAACCAATTGATGATACAATGAATACAAAAGAAAAGCAAGACCTCATTGAGTTATTAGTAAAATTTGTAACAAGAGCTTTTGGCCCTGAAGTAACCCCTTATGAAAAAGAGAGAATTTGGGTTGGGTGCCAAACATACGTTTCCACATGTCCGCAAGTTTTTTTTGAATCTTGCCGACATGGAATTCCTCAATATCATATTGATAAAGCGTTAGAATTATCTCAGAAAATGATTGATAACCCTAAAATAGCTGGAAATATAATAGAATTTTAGCGTTGGTCCATATAGGCTAGTCCAACAAGGTCCCAAACCTTATCTGCTAGATATACTTCTATCAGCCTTACTTCATTTGCTATATTCGCATCATTAAGGGGGTATTTCCCCTTACATGTTTGTTTTGCACGTAACCTTTCCAGAATGTCTGTATCAACAGTTACCTTGAAAAGTTTAGGAGCTTTTTTATTCTCTTCTTCTATTTGGGGAATAATTTCAGTAATAAAGTCAAAAGATGTCTTCTGATCATCCAATATGAACTCTACCAAACGGTCGGTATTGTGTAAGGCATATCTACTTTTTAATGCCAAAAATAATTTTGCATTTTTAGGTTCTTCCATATTCTTCCATATTCTTTATTATTTTCTATAGAATAGAATGAAAAAAGGGGAATGGTTATGTTATTGGATTTATTTTGAAAAATTTATTAACCACAATTGTGCTCAATTATCAATGATTTTATATATTTGTGATTAAAAACAATTGATACTATGAACATAAAAGAAAAAGAGCAAATTGAATTGTTAAGTAAAGTTATTGGAAGACGAATCAACCATGAAAACGACTCTTATATCGCAACACGTATTTGGGATGGGTGTTGCACCTATCTTTCTGCCAATAGACAACTTTTTTCAACTTTCAAGAACGGTATTCCCGAATATCATGTAGAAGAAGCTATAAAAGTTGTAATAATGTATATCAACGACCGACATAAACCTGCTTTCTATCCAGAAGACTAACGCACAGAAGAAGCCTGCATCGCAAAAGCAAGCACCTCTCCTGCAAAATTATTTATTACATTTAGAGCGTAATTTTTCCAATGTTCAGAAATTTGTACCCCATATTCCTCTTCCAATTTCTGAACATTGGAAGGATTAAATTCTATATTTATGAGTTTTGATAAATGCACGCACTTATCCTCGATTTCTGCCAGTACGTCATATACATTCTCAACTGTTGCTTTATCATCTAATACCAATTCCTGAATATTATCTGCTGCCCATATAACGGGGTATCTTTTATGCAACGCCAATGAAAGTTTTCTTTCTAAAGAAGTTGAATGTATATCTATATTGTTACTTTCGTTTGTATGCAACTCTTTTTCCATACTATCTTCTTAAAATTGTTTTCTATAGAATAGAAAAAAAAGAAGAAATACGGTTATGAAAAAGGTATTGAAATCATAAATAATATGCCAGCTCTTATTACCAGACAATCATCTTTTAGTTCTAAAAAACGATATACCCAAAGCATAAATAACGACACCAATTACCCCAATAGCTAAGAAAAACTTATACAGTAATTCATAATGTTCGTTATACATATAGTCCAATAAAATGGCACTGCCTGCTCCTACTATAATAACTATCGCACTATTTCCTTTTGACAACCGTTTTTGGGGATTCTCTAATAACCCAAATGGAAACATTAGTACCAACATTATAATAATCCAAATAATAACACAAATGAACGCAACCATAGCAATTATTTTTTTTCTATTTTAACTGTATAGCCCAAAACATCTACTATTTTAAGCATTGTGTCTATACTAATAATTGATTTTTTAGATTCAATTTTAACTATTGTAGAATACACAAAACCAGTTTTTTCAGCCAAAGCTCTCTGTGAAATTGCTTTTTCTTTACGAATTAATGCTAATATACTTCCTAATTCTTGTGCATCATTTATACGATATGAATGTTGTCCGTTCTCAATTACAAGAATATGCTGTAGTGCTTTAATATATGACATCATATTCCCCATCTCAAAATTTCCACTTCCTTTTTCTAAACGATATATAGCAGTAGGCATAACTCCCATTTGAAAACAAATGTCTTTCATTTTTATGGTAGATTCAAAGGCAATTTATAATAACTAAAGTTTTATTTTCCAAGTCCTTTTTACGATTCCCAATTAAAGGCTGCGTTCCAAATAGCACAAAGGGCAATAATAGTTATTATTAGACTCATAATATATCCAAATATTCGGGCATTATTTCTCTCACTCATCCCCCAAACAATAGAATATGATCCACCTAATACAAAAATGAAAAATAATGCATTGGCTATACCAGCATTACCAATAGCTAAAAAAATGACAAAGAGTACAAACGATGCTAATACAATACCCACAAATTTAAATAACCAGCCCCATCTTTTGTCTGACTTAGATTCTGGAGAGGGAGTTATACCTTCCATAATATAATTATAATAATCAGTATTAAGCAAAACTTCCTTTGCATAATCACCCATATCACTTCTATCAAACAATAGTCTTACAATTATATCTTTAGATTCTTCTATACCTTTTCCTGTATTATTAGAATACCAATTTACAATATTATATATACTTTCTCCTTCCCTAAATTTTGCACATATCTGTTCGTCAGATATTGTAGGGCTAAACAGTTCTTTTTTCTCTATTTGATGAGGGGCCGAAGTGTTCATTGTCTTCAATTTTTATTGTATATCCTAAAACATCTACAATTTTAAGTAATGTATCTATTCTAACAATATGTTTTTTCGATTCAATATTAGCGATTGTGACATACGTTATTCCGGCTTTATCAGCTAACGCACGCTGAGTATATTCAAGTTTACGAGTGGATGTCATCCAATCTGCAAAACCCTCAAAATCACAAATAACTTTCCTTTTTTTGCCTTTTAACAAAACCATTTTAGATTTTATAGCCGCCAAATAAGTACAAACAAGATTTATATTATAATTATTTGACGCTTTCTCTAAATACTGCAATTGATTAAATGTAAACCCTGTCAAACGACATAGTTCATTTTTACCTATACCCGCAGACTCACGTTGCACTATTAATTGTTGACTAAACTCAATTCGATTCATTATATTATAATTTGTAGAACAAAAATACAATAAAGTATTTTATACTGCAAAATATTTATTATCTTTTCTTTATAATTTTCTCCTCCACAAACCCAACCACTTCATCTATTTTACTTATGCAGTCCTCCATCAAGCCGATGTAGTCCTGCATCTTTTCTCCTCTGGAAGACATTTGTAATCCATCTGGGAGAGAATCGTAGGAGTCTTGTTCTTCATTTAAGATGTCCTCCAGTTCTCCCTTCGCTTCTTCCAGGGAACTAATAACATCGTTGAATCTACCTTTCCTTTCTTTGTTCATTTATTTAAATACGATTATATTCGATTATACACATTATTATTAAATTTGTAGCCAACTATGATAATGAATATCATGTTGGCTACTATTATTTGAAATAAATATTTTTAATCATGTACAAAACACCTAATAAATATTACGAAGACAACCACAAAGAAAACAGTAAACTGTCTTTTAAAGCTTTTCAGAAAAGATCAGAATTTTGGCAGGGTGTACTCGTAGCCAGCGCAAGCCTATACGGGATATTAGTTTCCCTCCATGATAATTTTCAAGAACCGCTATGTACCCGCGTGGTATTTCTTTGTCTGACAGTCGTGTTGACCATTGGTGTGAGTACAGCTGGCGTAACTCTATACAACTACGCAATTCTTCTTGAACGTCATAGGCAAGAGGTCGAGAAGGAATTATTATCTGCATTGAATAAAGATGCTCTGGTGTCGGAGGTACATACCGGTTTATCAAAGAAGGAGGAGTTTGTAGAATGGTTGGCTCTGTTTGCATTGCTAAGTACACCTTTTCTATTACTCGCATACACCATCCTAAAAATGTACGTGAATTAACCTTGTCCCTGTCTTTCCATAAAGGCATCCTCCAGTAATATTCTTCCGGGAACTTGCAGAATGGATGATAGCATGGATCATCCATAAGAGTAAAAGGCATTCTTCTCATAGCAAAAATTCTTTGCTAAAATACCCTTTTACAATAAGCCACTTAATCATAGACACACAACTGTCAAAAGGGCTGTTCTCGATAGGAGTACCAGCAAAGCAATCTACGGTATATCTACATACGGAGAAGTTATACCCATCCTCATACTTAATCAGTTCTGGATGGTGAAGAACATTTGGTTTGTCGCAAGGAATCTCATAAGGAAGCAGTTCAAGTAACCGGACCAAGCTCCATGCTGGAATGTCATTGTTATCTATGTTTTCCAGTGATGGCGGACACAATTGTAGTTCCCATTCCAATGAATCAGTTTTTGATTTTATACAGCGATATACCAAATCTGCTGTTTCAGGTTTTACACCTAACTCTATTAATTGTTGCGACTGCTCTATGCTTGTTGCAACTTGTGTTATAAACTGTACCATATCGTTATTATTTTTTCATTAGTTCTTCTTCAAATTCGGCAATGATACAATCTGCATCACCACCATGTACCCAATTCTCTAAAACAGAAGCCAGAATTTCTATAGCTCTTTTCTTGGCATCTTCTTCACCTTGTTTGTAGGCATCCGTACCTATTCGATCTATGTCTCCTAAAAAATCATAACTCATTTCTCTAAACAAATTTAAAATGTTCTATTAGCTCTTCTACGGTAGCCTTGTGAGGTGAAGACTCATATTTGTTTATCCAAGCATTAATATATGCTACTTCATCAGGGCATATTTCCCAATGATAACCATCGGTAAACCACTGGTTCTTGTCTGTATCATCCCTCAATGCGGAAATGGCAAGGAAAAGATTCTCGTTGGTTTCGCAATCAATGGCATTGTCTATTTCCTCTTTATAACCAAGTGGAATTCCCGCAAAGAACCCACGATTGCAAATTAAAAATTGTGAAGATATATCTACATTCATCATCGTAGGATGCTCAACATACCCTAATATTTTTAATTTACCTTGAAGTTCCAAGGTATTCTTGTATATAAGACATGGTGTTGTAAATCCCATAGTTAATCCTCCGTTTCTATCTTTACTTTGGCACGTACTACAAATATTCCACTACATGAACTAAAAACATCGCATGGATCTGAATACAACCTATCACCTAAATAAGTACCACACTCATTCTTTAAAGAACACTCTAAACAAGGGGATTCGCTCGGTATGACAAACTCATGCAAAACTCCATTAATTATTATTCCATTATTTACTTCCATAATCATTTCTTTTTTCTATGTGTTTTCTTATTTTTGTTTTTCTTTCTACGTTTAATGATACATTTATTGTAGTGAATATTATCACCCTCATGGTAAGAACGGTTTTTGCAATTATTGACTGGACTGTCCAACATTGTTATATCCGGCAAAGGTGGTGGCTGCATAATAGTGTAAACCTTCTCTTTGGGAAGCTCAATTTTGAGTTTTTCTTCCTCAACTAATTCATACCCCAATTCGGTATATTTATCCTTTAAAGCGGAAAGTGTAGAAGGTTCTAATGTTCCACAGTTAGCAAGTACTATCTTCTTCATAACGTCTTTACTAATTCAACTTCTTCAATAGATTTTAGTTGTTCTTTCAATTCTTCAATCATCCGTTCAAGGCGATTGTATTCATCTCTTCCTGCTTGATAAGACTGGTCAATGCAATCACGACAGAATTCCAGACGTTTAATTTGTTGTTCCAATGTTTCGTTCATATTTCTTATTATTATATTTTATTCCAGAGGACAATCACTGGGAATATCAACTTCGTCACTTTCGTAGGGTCGAAGTGCAGCGGCTACTGTCCTTTTTAATTTTTCACAGAAGAGTTTTACGTCATCGTCACAAAACCAATCATACGGATCTGGGTCCGGAAGAATTGTACAATGCGGACATTGTGTACATTTCTCGATTTCATTAACTATTGTTTTACCCATATTGTATATCAACTTTAATTAAACCAATGTTTTCAATATTCCAATCGCTTTTGCTATACTCAAAACCTCCTTCTTTGTTTTTACAGAAGCCGGAATAATTGTCCCATTTGCAGACTTAGAATAGGTCTTGCCACGACATAATACATAATCGTAACCCATTACTTGCTTCTTACGAGAGAAACCTATACATCCATATTGCAGCGTCCATTCAGAACCACCTCCAAACGGCATATAGTTACCTTTATCATCATACCACGAATTTTGATGACGTCTTGCATGAAAATAACGAGTACCAGGTTGATTATACAATAGCACTTCGTATGCATTATTGATTGAACGATTACGTAAATTTAATCGTTCGCAATTCAATCGTTGTTGAGTTTCAATCGGTAAATCACAGAATTTCATATTTATTCTTATCTGAGTGTTGGTTTCTCGAATGTAATATTAGGCGGAAGAGGGTCAACCTTATTAGCAATTCTACAGTTCCATTCTTGTTCTACATTTGATATAGCTTCCATTATTTTACCGAAAAGGCAAATTGGAATTTCATCGCAGCAGGGGTCTATAAAAGAAACACATCCTTTTTCATCTATCTTATACCGTATTAAAAGCTGTTTACGGTCATCTGTAAATCTCTTTTTACTCATTTCCGATATTTAATAAGTTAAATTTCCATCTTTACTAATAGTAATCACCCCGCTCGTTACCCCAACAAAATAATACTCGGCCTTTGAGATGATGCCTTTGTTTTTCTCCAACATGTGTTCTGCTTCTATTTTATCAAAAGCGGTAACTAAGCAAAGTGTATTATCAATGCATAGTCTAAAAATAAATGTTCCCATATTTATTACTATCTTTTTATTAGTTAATTTTCACCCAGATACGAGAACCTGGTAAATCTGATTTAGCTGACATAACATGAAATGCTAATACTTTTTTCACATCTACGCGGTTCCCTTTGATTGTTCTTTTAACTTTTTCAGCACTCACAAAATAAGTGTATTCACGTTCACCATTTAGATGTTTGTTAAGAGCTTCTTTTGCGTCAGATTCCTCTTTAAAAACATCATAAGAATATGCGTTATAGGTCCGTTCTCCATCCAATTTAAATTGTAGCTGATAAAAGACTTCATTTGTTTCTTTATCAAAAGATTTTCCTATTCTTATCTTCATTTCTATACATTTATTAGTTAAAGAGCACACCCTAATAAAAATAAAGTGTCGAATTTTAAAATTATTGCTGAAATGGATGCGCCCTTTGTTTTTTATTACTACTTTTACAACTGTCGAATTTAAAAAATTATTGTTTATGAAATTAACTAGTGAAATTATCAACATCCTCAACGCAGGTGGAAGTGTAAAGATTAACTGTAAATCAAAACTAACTTCAGAACTAATCAACATTGCTATGGCTGCGTCAAAGAATAACGTAACTCTCATTTGTACCAATGCAGGATGCAAATTAACATCAGAGCTAATTAACATAGCTGCTGCTGGTAAAGGACATGTTGTTTTTGAATTAGACTAATGTTTAAAGTCAGGGCGTGCACAACTATTGCTACCTGACTTTACGTCATTTTCTATTGTGTAATCCATTTGTACAGTTTTTCGGCAACTTCAATGATGGATTCTTTATCACAGATTTTCACCGATACTTCCACACACCATCTACGCAAATCCATTTCCTGTTCTTTAGGTGTCATTGCTAAATCTTTTGTTTCTGATTTTTCTTTCATACATTCTTGTTTTTTGTTTTGACTTCCTCTAATTTGCAACAATTATGTTTATCATCTTGCTTCCAACATGGAAGCCCTGAACCTGAATATAAGTCACAATAGTCACAACCGTCCCAATTTGGGCGTGCTCTACATACATTGATAATATTTTCCCTTTGTTTGTGAGAAAGAAAATAACTTCTTAATCTTTCCGCATTATTAACATTAGTTGCCATGTTCTCAAAATTTATCATTTATAGACTCTCTTATCTTCTTGTCGGTGCCGGTTTAGTTTTAAACATATACAAATCTTTACCATTATTATCAAGAAGATAATAATCCGGTTTTACTAATGTGATCCAGTAATCTGTAGGCAGCAAACGTTCGTCTCCAAAAGAAGGAGACGTGTATTGGCTAGTTGGAACATAATGAGCTTGAAACAAAACCTTATCATTGTTATATGTTGACATGATTCTTGTTATATCTACATCAGAAAAATGTTCCAAGACCCCATGTGTTACCACTACTGTAGATGATTCAAAAAACTTAGGTTCACAAATATTCTCTTTAACATAAAACAATGGGACTTTTCCTAAGTAATTATCCGTGGATATTGAGAGTGTGTTCTTGCAACATAGCTCCAACATAGGAATATTGATGTCAGAGAAGATAACTTTTGAAATTTTCTTTGCATCAGAAGCACCTGTTAATCCAAAATAATTAAACAACCTCTCTCCTATTTGCGAAATAGCAAGGCTTACAGTACCTATTCCACATCCTTCCTCCTTTAAGATAAGGGGTGCTTTCAGGTCGTAGGATATTTGTTGTATATTGATAATTATTTCTTCTATAAACCGGTTATATTTTTTACAAAAGACATTCACATAACTGTCGTTACAGACACGACTTTGATAGAAATTATCCCATGTATTCACAGGCTCTGTAATATTATCTTTGCTCATATCTCCTTTTGATTCTCAAATTATTCCTCATCAACATACACCTCTTTCTTATTGTCAGGCCAAGATTTACGAATCAGGGAAGTGATCTTCTTTCTTTGAAGTCTCTCGATAGCTTTTCTTTTGGCTTCGGCTTTATTATTAGCCGAAACCACTATTTCAAAAGCATCCAGGTCAATCGTCACTCGGTATTTTTTCATATCATTTTTCTATACTTTTTCCAGATCACTGCTTGCTGCAATTCCTTTTAAAACAGCTCCTCCAACTTCAACGCGATAAAAGTAAGAAGGCTGAATATTGTTATCTGAATCTTCAGAAAATGACGGATACACTTTCTTTACTCGACCAATTTTACCAACCATTGCCGGTTGCAAATCATTAGAGACAATTTTCACATTATCCCCAACATTAAATTTTAAATTTTCCATATTATTGTTGTTAAATTATGCAACCTTACGTTGCGTTGTTACTAATATTTTACATAATGCCTCACAAAGAACTCGTGCCATATTAACTTCTACAGCATTGCCTATATACTTTTTCTGTTCTGCTTTTGTTCCTATTAGCATATAATCTTCCGGGAATCCCATAATACGTTTCAACTCTGGAATCGTTAGCATTCTCATTTTTATATCGGAAATTCCGTACATGGCCATGAATTCCTTTATTTTTTTCATTACATCGGTATCTGTGTCGTATATCTCATATACCAGTCCTCCTGAAAACATCTTAATAAAGCTAGGTAGATCTCCCTCTCTAGATGCTTCAATTAAATATGGTGGCATCTTATCCATTCTAGCAATTAACGTAAAACAAGGTTTATCTACTGATCCGCCAGCAGAATTGAATTGAGGATTCATCAAGTAATGCCATTTACGGTTTGCAGTAATTACTGGTGCCGGTTGATTTATACTTGTGCCGACATTTTTAAAATTTGTATCTAAAATCCAAGGTTTACAGCTTACAAGACTATATTTGGGATTAACAGTGATACAGCCTAGTGGTTTATCCAGCGAAGAAGGCTTACTGTTCCCGTATTGTTGGTCAATAAATACAGAAGAAATTAATGAAAATCGGTCTTTTGTTGTTACGGTTGGTGCTGGTTCATCTACAGATTTACAAAATCCATTTCCATAATGAACAGAAATAAATGCTTTTCCGGTTAGGATATTTAAACGATTTATGCAAGCAACCCCAAGTCGATTTTGAGTAGATATTACTGGACATGGATCATCAACTCCCGGAGCATTGTACTTTCCAGCTTTACTCATTGAGTTATACTTAACCATGAAGGCATCTTTTCCACCTGCTACAAACTTAATAAGTCCTGCATAAATTCTTAATAAAGAAGAATCTACTAAAGGTGTTTTGCGACCAAAAATACTTTTTCCTTCATCATCAAAGTCTAACACATCTCGTACTGCCTTCCAGTTCTTTAATTTTTGGTCTGGCTTTTTAGAATGGGTTTGCTCCGGAAAAACAATAGGTAAACTCCCTTTCGCAAATATTCCGAAAAATCTCTTCCTGGAAGTGTAAGCTCCATAGTCTGCTGAATTTAATATTTTATATTCAAATTTGTAGCCATAAGACCTTACGTTATCCAACCATCTCAAATAAGATTTACCTTTATCACGACTAATGGGTTTACCATACTCATCCAAATCTCCCCATGACATAAACTCTTCTACATTCTCAATTTGAATATAGTCTGGGTTAATAGCCTCAATATACCGAAACAAGTGCTCTGCAAGTGTTCTACTATCTGCATCTCGTGGTTGACCACCTTTAGCCTTCGAGAAGTTAGTACATTCCAACGAAGCCCATAAAACTATCAATGCTTCAGGATATTCAGCTCTGCATTTTTGTAGGTGGGAAACTAAAGGAGATAAATTTAGTGTACGAATATCTTCTGTAAAATGAAGAGCGTCCGGATGATTAGCAGCATGACTTGCAATCGCATTTTTATCATGATTTACACATGCTATTACCTTAGCGCATTGTTCGTTCTCTAAACGGGCTTTTTCTACCCCTGTGCTGGTTCCACCGGCACCACAAAATAAATCTATATAAAGTAATTTCATTGTTTTTTCAAGTATTCTACAATATCTTCATCAGGCATGTTAAAGGTCTCTTCATCCAGATAGAAATAAATCTGTTCATCTACAGATTCTGCTTCTCGTGTACTCCAATTACCCATATCATCTAATAATTGTCGCGCTAATCGCTCGATAGATACAGTCACCTTTTCTTCATCAGGAGTATTTTCAAAGATTACTACCGTTTTTATTGGATAATCAGCACCATTCCAATCAATATAATCTGGATTTTGGCAAAACATTCCACGAATAATCGACCATATTTTTTCTGACTGAAAATCAGAATTTTGTATATGCCAGTAACATTCCCAGTATGTAAATCCGGCACTGCGTAGCATTTCCTGAATAACCGTATCAGAGGCACCATTACTTACTGCATCTTGAAGTGCACACCAGTACCCTTGATTGAAGTCAGTCAATTTTGGAGTTAATTCGACGGCCTTTACTTTTACGTTCCCCTTTTTATCAGAAAAAATTAGAGAAACTAATGTGTCATTTTCAACCGGATGAGGAGCAGAGGTGCACACTTGCATAACTTTCTTCTCGTCACTATTTACAGGATGCCATATTACCTCCGCACCTATATTTACAAAATAGTATTTATTCATATTCAATTATATCAAGATATGCTTAGCGAATCTAACAGTTGTTTTAATGGCTGTTTGTCATCTTCATTCTTAGCTGTTAATAATTTCACTTCTCTGTCAGCTAATTGATAAAATTCATCTTTTTCAGCATAATTCATAGCTTTTATATACAATTCAAAAGCGTCTTCAATAGACATGCCATCTGCCGAAATATTAGCTAACAATTCTCCCATACACACTTCGCTTTGTGTGTATTGTTCTATAATCTTTTCAAATGTTTCCATGCTGTTAAAGAATATTTTGCCACCCATACCATATCAAATATGGGTGGCGATAATATTAAATAGTCAAGGTCTTAGTCAATTCGCCTTTATAACCACGTTCACGTAACATGTTTATAAGAGCTTCGTCACTATGCAGACAATCGTTACTTTTTGCCTCGCCTGTCAACAGGCTCGGCGAAGGCTGAAATGCTGCAACCGCTCTCACCATGTGACTGCTGTACTTGTTGTAGAAGTTGAAGTAGCCACTACTAAAGTACACGTACCAGCTGTTGTACTGACTGCCCTCACTGCTACTCCAAACCCAAGTTTCATCAGAATCTTCTGTAGGAAGTAAACATTCATCGGGACATCCAATTTCTTTCATTGCTTTGTTTATCTCATCACGATATGCGCAAAGAACTCCTAGCTCCATCAAACAAGGCAAATACCACTGGAAGCCACCTTTTTGATAGTTCCAACAACGTTTGGCAGCAGTCATTCCGTCAATACCAGCCTGTCCTTCTACAATACGTTTGGTTAGGTCCAAACCGGAGAAAGTTTGCATGGCAACGGATTCATTCTGTTCTTCAGTCAAGACCCTATCGGTGTTTCCCCATCGTTCTTGCCAGGTGTCAAACGCCAAAATACGGCTCATAAATTCTGTTGTTACGATAATGCCAATAGCATTAGTATAATTCATACCTCTTGCTCTGAAATCTGCGATTTCATACTGTTTCTTGTCGGCTCCTAAAACCGAAATAGAATGCTTTTCCATACTTGTAAATTATTATTAATATTGATTCTAGAACCACACCAATAGTCTTGGAGTCTTCCAATAAAAATTGAATACTGGGAATATCTCTTTAAGTGTGGTAGTTATTTTTCCTGTAATATTTTTCACATGTCTAATTCGCAAATGATTAGCTGTTACGATATAGTCTATTCCTAGTTGTAACCCTATTTGCGAAAGAAGCGATTTCAAGAATATTTTTATATATTGCTTTGCATCAGTAATTGAACGATAGCCAAAATCAATGTTAGCTACATACTTGATACGCTTGCGTTTCATTTATTTTTCAGCTTGTTATTAAACTTGATCTTTCCATTTTTATATAAATCAATTTTCTTTTTTCGACACTTCCGTTTTAACTCTGTCCAATATTCTGTTGGATATTGTTTAGAGTGCTTGCGAACAGGAGGAGATAGTATAGATTGTATAAGCCGCTTGCTAACATTGAACATAGCAGCCAACCTTCTTTGGCTATATCCTTCACGGGCCAAAATTTGAATAGCCTGACGTTGTTCTGGGGACAACTTAGCGCGACCATCAAACTTGGTTCCTGCCAACTTGATATTCTCAATTTTCAATGGCATATTTATTACTGTTTTAATGTGAATAGATTTTATTGTTTTATATGGTGTGAATAGTTGTCCACTTTAACCATTGTTTAACACAAAAGGCTGCTCTATTTTGTTAGAACAGCCTTTGCTTTACAGACATCACTTTAACTATGGTCGATTGTACCTTAGTCCGTCTGTATGAATAAACCATTTCTTCAAACTTCCGTCTGGCTTCTGAACTTTTTCAATATCCACTGTTAACCAATGAATAGCTCCCTCACCGAACTTGATTTCCCTTTTGGTTGGGTGTCTCCAATAATCAATCGTCTTTTTATGTCCCATATTAATCATCGTTTATTGCCACTGATTTCACCTTGTCCGTAACAAGCATGTATTCCATGACAATTTATGACCTACAAACACAAATATATTCCTCAGCAATCTTATATTCTTCATACCGTCCATCCCAAGAATTAAGTACCGAGCACCAACCATCCTCACTTATGATTGAATTCAACCAATCACTCAACGAATCGGTAGTTCTTTGAGCCGCCACAGCTTCACGCCATAAATACGCGTATTCATCATCATTATGTACTCTATCACTAGCTATATTGGTCAGTTCATCTTCTGTGCCAATATAATAATCAATACCATTTGCACAGTATAGTTGTTCACCATAGGAACATTCTTCAAATGTATCATTCAAATCACCGAATGTACATCCTAAATGTACTCCCAAAGCTACGAAGCGTTTTGCTTCATCTTCGTCACATTCACGTAAATCCATTACTTGCTGGATAATTTCTTCTGTGGCAACAAACCCTTTTTCACCCATGTCAAAAACTGCTTCCAGTTCTTCTGTTAACGCAGTCTCTTCTTCTTCAACAAGATCACAAATATTATTTATAATCTCTTCAATATTATCTGGAAGCGGACTGGATAACCAGCCATTACCATATTTATATCCATTATCTACATATAAGCCTTTTATAGCAAGAAAGAAACATTTTACGTTGTAATCTGAAGATGTATGGAAGTATTTGTTTGACAATCCAAGGATATATTGAATGGGATTATTCCTCATTTTCTCATAAAGCACATTTCTCACCTGTATTATAGCCGCGTCACTAATATTAAAATTCTTAACAATAATCTGAAAAGAAATATCATCAAACTGTTCACGGTAATGCTCATTATATGTTTTAAACAACTCCACAAAGTAATTGTAGTCGTTAACATATTGCTCGCCGTTTAAATATTCATCTTGACGAATCGTACCGCCAGACATACCACCTAGATGATATTTGTTCCAAAATTCCAGAAGTTTCTTTTGTCCTTCTGTACGAGGAATTATATGATCGTAGCATTGCCCGGCACCCATACCTCCAGCTCCACATACCGAAACACTGAAACTTTGTTTAAATTTTTGCAATGTTTCACGGTTTATACGAGTAGATTCTTCCTTATAAACCTCAAAATCTACAGTCCAACTGTTTTTATTTTCGTCCCGAAATTGGACGGAACGTTTGAATATTATATCGTTTCTCATAATCAATCTTTCTAATTTTATTTTCATAAACCAGAGGCAATGCACCTAAACTGGTTTATGAAAACTGCCTTGATTAAGTTATTTACGCCATTCCTTCATTTTAGCAACCACATCAATGTTGTTGTCATCTAGCATTTTCTTCAACATACCAATCAAACGCCAACCTTCTCTATTCTCATACAACTTTGCCTTCTTATTCAAAAAGGCAAGGGACGCGTTTTTACCTAATGTTTTTCCATTGTCATCTATGATAACACAATTATGAAAACGAATCATGTTCTGCATCGTAAAGAACGCTCCAGATCCTTTGTAAGCATCTAGCCATGCTGCATTTTGAGGAGTATCCCAATGCATTTTGATACGCCTTTTATTGAACTCCTGCACCGAATGCCAAAGTTCATAAGTGTTTTCGGAATGTTGTATTTTATGTACTGCAAATAACAATGGCTTGATTACTTTTTTATCAAAATCATCCACGAAAATATTTTGACCATTTATGCGTTTATACGGTATCCCTTTACATTTTCTTAATTTCAACTCATCAAATCTCTTTTTGAGTTTCTCGATATAGTCCTTTGCCATATCTAATACCACTCTTTTGTTGAACCAGCGATTTCGATCTCTGAAATTATCAACATCACCATTCTGCATCATTTTGTGCTGGGCGTACAACTCGTTATTTAACATCTTCCACTGATATTCATATCCCATACTATGAATCACCTCTGAAACTCCAATCGGCTTATAAGCACCGTGGGTATTGGTGGCTATATAAATTATGCGGAACATCTGTGCCATTACCCAACGTCTGAATAATTGGCGATTAGGAATTGTGCCTTGAATTATAATGGCCTGGAAGATTGGATCATCTTCTTCCAAGATACTAATGACACCATCTCTTTTTGAGGCTATAAACTCCAAACCATCTGCACTTTGCATTGCAAAAAGCTCACTAACATCAACACCGGCTTTCTTTAGAGCTTCAATACGCTCCTTAGCTTTGGTTTGATTAGCTGTAAGCGTAAACTCGGTACCACACTCAGGACATTCAAATTTTAACTGTTTCATAACTTATTAATAATTTAATTTTTAGTCTGATTATTTATTTCTCTACTGTAACCCAGTTTTTGAGAATTACTAAATCTCTATCTTTGTTGCTTTGCCAAAACCATTTACCCATTTTATTAGCATCCCAACCTATACCCAATATTATTTGACAGAGAATGTATAATTCCAATTCGACTTGTGCTATATCTCGACCAACTCCAAACAACATGTCTTCATCCTCCAAATCTTTATCAGACAAAGCTTTAAAGTATTTTCGGTTTTTACATTCACTCATTGTTGATGGAATAGAATGTTTATATCGAGTATATAAATGCTCTACATTAGACAGAAACTCATCAAGAGAAGCGCATAATTCCACACCTAAGTTTCCCTCATACTGCGAATTCTGTATAATATATTGGCCATTAAGTTTGAAACTTCGTGTTTTAAAATCTACTTTAAACTTGGTTCCGTTCTCTACAGCCTGTATTGATTCTTGATAAATATTTTTCATAATGTTTACTTTTGATTTTATACTCAAACCTTTGACACATTTCTTTAAAAGCCTGATATTAACATCCAGAATACGCCGGAATAAAGGTTTATAAAACCGTAGATGCCGGCGTAATTGTCGGATAGTTGTTAAACGCAAGGTTCTTGTATAAATGAAAGTTGTGTTACTTATAAAACAGCCCCCATTTAGCGTGACACATGTCTATATGTTTATGATATATACTGTATCAAGTAAGATACCCGCGTAATCCTAGGTCATACATAGGATGACCGTCATCACGCGGACATCATATCTTGTCCAGTATGTTAAATTACTAAATCCCAGACTGTAAACTTTGTGTTAAGTAATAAGTTGTAATTCTCAAAATATTGGCACATTTCTATACTTATTCGATTTAGAGCTGGTGTGATCAGGAACGGACCAGGACAATTAGTACTCGGTCCTTCCTGATATATAACCAGCTATATAAATGATATTTCTTGAATTACATATCTGTGCTAAATAGTTATCCTCATAATACTGATACATTACTTTACCCAATAGATGTATTCCGGTTGGATATTCCTGGAGCAGATGAGTTATCGACTCATAGATCCAGGAAGCTGCTCACCGGAACAGTAAACAAATGTATTCCTTGAATAACTTCGAATGTATTTCGCTTATTTTACAAGTCCTCAAATGAATGGCACATCACTTTACTCTCATGATAATTATAAATATGACCTGATCGAGAACCTGAGGTGAGAGGCTATGCAGCCTTGTAACCTCCGGTGAACGATCAATAGTTCATACTTTAGAATATGAAATTTTCTTCTTGAACTTGCCTGCTGTGCTGCTTTATAAACCCTCATAACAATCGACACATTTATTTATCTTCATTGATATAATCCAGATGATTATATGGTACCCGGAGTAGATACTGAAGGATGTAATCCTTCAAGGATAGAATCGGGGTACCTAATATATAATCTGGATATTAAACACTTGTTCCTCGGATTCATTTACTGTGTGTTCAGATTGTAGTTACAATATTGACACTAAAGTATTGTACGCTGCTCTTCTGGTCAAAATAGCATTCTGCATACAACCTATTGTCAAATAACCTTCAATTTCTTTACTTTTAGATTTATTTCGATTAGCCTTTACGTTCCGACCAATGCCTCTAACAACACAACCATCCGGCTTATCCTTAACATAGCCAAGGCCACCAACTTTATGTTTCCCAGTTTCAACGGCTCTAAGGCAATCCATTACGAATTTATTCAATTCATTAATATCAACCCGAACATTACATACTGGAAGGGTCTGAGTCGCCCAACTATATTCTCCATTGCCTTTATATAAATATCGGTTAACCGAATCCACAGCCTTCTTCAACGTAATACCACGTTTTCTGATGGTTCTTGATTCTATTTCTTTCTGGAAGGTTTTAAGACGATTGGGAGAGAAAGAAATCATACTTCCCTTAATGCTGAAACCTAGAAATTTGAACCACTTGTCCATAGTCAGGTACTCTACTTTCTTGGGATTCAAATTCATTGATTTTTCGGCCAATCTCTTTTGTAAAATGGTCATAGCCTTTTCATAGTCCGGACCAACGAACAACATATCATCCGAATACCTTACGTAAAACCCATTCAATTGGGACAGTTCATCATCTAGGCTATATAGCAACACGTTGGCTAACCAGCTTGCTACTGCGCATCCTTGTTTAAGTGATTGATATTTCTCATGCAGTTCGTTGTTCTCATCGAAATACAATCCGCAATGATAGTATTTTCTTAATACATCAATTAACACAGAATGACCACACTTAGCTTCCACTTTATCAAAGGCTGCGTCAATAAACTGGATAGGAACAGAGTCGAAATATTTACTTAAATCAGACTTCCAGCCCACATAACCATCACTTTTCATGTTAACAATTGTGTGACTTACTTCCAAAACCACTTTACCACAACCAATACCGACCTGATAAGATTTACAAGCAGGATGAATCATCTCTGGCATTAAATCAAATAGCAAATCATTCGCGATGCTTAGGATTATACGATCAATAGGTTCGTTGACATATACAGTACGAAACTCTCCGTTATCCTTCGGAATTTGTGCAATATGTGGTGGTGTTATTTGATATTTACCATTCAACATAGCTTCTGCCATACGAATTCTGGTTGGTTCTTCTGTCAGTTTGATAAGTTCGCTCTTCCGAATATCCTTCAGAACGCCTTTCTCAATTGCTTTTGTCCATCTATTAATGTCGAAGAACATTGTAAGAATCTTATCTTTCATTTTATATCTCCTTTCTTTTTGAGTTGTTCCTTATATCTCCTGTGCTCACGAATTGTTGCTGCCCATTCTGCTTTTGTAGGTTTGTATCTCCCCTCTGCTTTACGTTGTTTTAAACTCTCTTTGTTTTTCAAATATTTGTCTGGGCAACAAATAAATTGAATAAGACGCTTGCTCACTCCAAATATTTTAGCAAGTTTAGAGTAACTGATTAATTGCTTTTCTCTCAACCATTTTATATATTCTTTTTGGTCTGGAGTGAGCTTTATTCGTCTATCATATTGGGTTCCAGCGATACGAATCTTTTCTGATTTATACGGCATCGTTTTTAGGATACATTAAATCATCGTGTAAATTGTTAGGACATCGTTCATCAAACCAATGCCAAACATCAATCTTTGAGGTTCCGACCGGGAAGTTGAGAAAGTCTTCTTCAATCTCATCATCGTTATTGACCGGGATGTCTCCAAACATTTCCCATAATTCTGAAAGGGTGCATAATTCTACATGCTCTTCACAAATGCCACACCAGCAATCTTCTTCCTCAACTGAATCATTATAGCTGATTTCATCTGTGTTTGGATTTACCCATGCTCTTTCTTCAACATTATTACTTCCACATTTGGGGCAATACAATGTGTCTAATGACCTTATCCCCTTCTTTTTAAACACTATGTCAAACTGTTTGAGATTTGAAAGTTCGATGAGAACCATTTCTGTAATAAAGGCTCTCATCTTATTAATCTGTTCATCTGATGATATTCCCCATATATTAGCCGCAGCTTGTACTGCATTTTGCATGGAAAAACAGATTTGAGTCCAGTCATCGTACTCTTTTTTATCTTCGAGGATTTCATGGATTAGCGTTTTCGCTTTCTCAATGTATTCTTGATTGAATGATTTTGATGTTTTCATATCCTATTGTATTAAGTTCTTCTAACAATGACCGATATTCTTGTTCAGTAGCTAAAGGCCAATTTTTCAGAATGTCAGGAGAGCAGCCGGCGTGTTGTCCGATGTGCATATAACTTGTCAATTTAGTTTTGGACCTATCCCAAAATTCATTCACAAATACAGCACATATTTCTCCTTCTTCTGGAGATTTTACGAAAGTTATTTTTATTTCATTTTTCATACATATCAATTATTGTTATACCATTCTATTTCAGCATCATTTGCTTCACGATACAGCATATATACACCACCAATAGTTGAGTTGTAAATAAGGGTGTATCCATCCTTTTGATGTACGGAATCAGTGCCATTATTCACCCACCTTGGTTCTTCGCTGCGAATATCATCGTCAGTCCATTCATCGCTATCCCATTGCTTCAGATAATCAATAACAGCTTCTCCATTCGCATCGGTAAAAACAGTTCCATACCCTTTACCATCGTATAGTTTATCACATTCGTCCAGCATGTCTCCGTACTGGACATCAATGACAATTCTATAAAGCTTTTGATTTCCCATTGAACTTAAATGCGGCATAACTATCTTTTCTTATTGCGTTTACGATCTCTTCTTATTTGTTTCTTGTTGCGCCCACTTTTAGTGGACGAACCTTTATATGTAGGAGGAACCCGTCTCCACGGAGTCGATTTCTCTTCATAGTCTTCTATTCTTTCAAAATAGACCGTAGGTGGATTTTCAAATAATATCATATTCATTTTTGCACCGTTTTGAGGGTTAATATTTCTTCCCATGCATCTTCTCACGGAGTTCGTTATATCTCATTTTTTGTTCGATGTGCCAAAACAGATCTATTTCAAGATGCTTTGCAAGTCCAAAAATTGATACTATCATATCATTTACAGTTGTAGGAAAATCAAATAGTCCATCATATCTAACAGGAAGCGTGGAAATAGCATATATAGTCTCTGTAAATGTCTCACTGACACAAGAGTCAGCAGAATCATCTATAACATCTGAATTAATATCCTTCATTGCAGGTTCAAGGCTTATCCCTCGAAGCCCAGCCAAATCAAGTAGGTGAATAACGGCATCAGCTAACTCTTCCTCTATTGACCCTTTGATTGTTTCATTGTATGCAACTTCGTAACCGCGCTCTTTGGGAATGTCTAGGTCTAACCCTTGACAAATACGACTGGTTGAGATTTTCTTCTCAAACCAATCAACATTAGCACGCTTTCCCCTTCTATCAGCTTCCACAGCTTCCATTAGTTCGGATATTATGAGACAGAGAAAATGTTTATTACTCAATTCCGTATCATGGAATCCATGTTCACAAGCGATTTTATATGTTTTATCCCTTAATTCGTTGAGATTCATTGCCAATTACTTTAAAAATTACCAAACCCTGATGTCATAGTCTCTAAAATAATATTCCAGTTCTTTTATCCCTTCCAAACTGTGCAGTCCACCCTCGCCAATTACTTCAATATCAACAGATATTTCATAGTCTGTTTTAATATTTACCTTAGAACTATTGAAAGTTTTTTTCACGCATTCTAAAATACTTGAAGAATCTGTACCATTTTTTACTATATTGAGTATCATTGTTTTTTGAATTTTAATTATGCAACATCATCTAACGGTCCACTATAGACTCTTCCATCCATATAATACAACCTGTCCTCATACTGGTTGTTATGTAATTCCTCCCGGATTGCATTTTCATCATTGGCCCAATACTCATATTCTTCATGCCAGCATTTGAAAAAACTGTCGTAGCATTGTTCTATTAAGTCTGTGAGCGAAAAGTTGTCCGGATAACTGCACCAAGTTTTATAATATTTGATGATAGGTTCAAGCAAGTAGAAATCATAACACATACCTGTTAGTGGACAATCATCACCTACAGATTTGATAATACGGCTTCGTCTGTATTTGTAAGTGTATTTTTCATTTATATATTTGCCTGAAGATGAATAATATCTACCTTGTGTAATGTATGGCATAATATTATTATTGATATATCGAAATAATAGTTTACCACATAATTCCTCTGCATAAATATCATTACTGCAATCTATTGGACACTCAAAAATGGGATTATTATTATATTTAAAATTAAAATTGTATCCGCTATAATTAACACTCCAACTACATGATTGGGTATTTGTCAATTTCTCGAAAGTTCTTAGAGACGTTACATAATCTGAACCGTAAGCCTCCATACACTGATCCATTATATTCCAGCGTTCACGCTCAATAATTTCTTTTTGTACCTCTTCCGACAATTCATCAAAAGTGTACAGTTGCAATGTTATTGTTTTCATTGATTTAAGATTGTTGGTTTTTAAACTCCATATAAAGGAACTCTGATATATTTGACTGGAAATTATAGGATATTCCCCATGTTCCAAAAGTTTCAAAGAACCAGTCAACAAGAAAGTCCCGGTCCTCGTTAGCTTGTTCGCTGTCTTCACCGGCATCTAATCTAGCAACCATAGCATTTACAAGAGGTGTGTCGTATGTAACCTCTCCATAAATATGATAAGGGTAGTCATAATCAATGTTATTGAAATTACCACAAATCCTGTGGTCCGGATTATGCAAGTATTTCTTCATATCAGAATTAAATTTCCAAGCCATTACATTGCTGTAATCTTCCAGATATTCATCCGAAAAGTTCTCCATGATAAAATCTTTATTTTCATCATCAACCATGCTTTCACGTGCATCTTTGAGAATTTGACAAAGGCGTGTCGCCATATTATCAATATTTATATACTTCTTTTCTTCCATTTTACTACTTTATTTGAAGTTGAAGACTATCATTACCATAAGAATACATCATTACAGAAGCTCCACAAGGAGCATTTTTACCAGCATGGAAACATCTCACACCTATTTCACGAAGTTTCTGAAAAGCATCAAATGATTGATTTTCGTTTGGAAAATGCAAATCAATAGAACTACCAATATCTACATGCTGTACCTGCAAGGACACTTTGTTTTTGTGATTTAAGACTATTACATCCATATTATTCATCGTTTTCTTGTTCACGTCTATATTGTCTGTATCTATCGTATGCTTTAAATGTCTCTGCTATAGTTTCAGAGAGATCATTAAATTTCAGAGGAGTAATCCTTGCAAAATATGCAATCCCTTTAGTTGTATAGCAACAATTTGTAACAAGTCTATCTGGAGTGCCAAACAAACCACGAACTTTAAAGCGGTCATCTGCTCTTACTTGGAAATGTTCTGACAACACCTTCAATGTTTCATTACCTGCCTTGACTGCTTCTTCCAAAGTATCAAATATACCTATGGCAATTGTCTTACTACAAGAAGTAGCTGGGCGGCTACCTATCGGTCTGTCATTATAACGAAACTCTATTTCTAACAACTCCTTTTGCATATTTCCTTTTGTTTTTATTATCGAATAGTTTTTTGATGGTGTCCATAGTTGTCCACTTTTTGAATATTAACTCGCTTTAACTTTAAAAGAAAAGGCGCAACCAGAACAATAACATTCTGATCGCGCCACCCTTCAAACAAAAACATGTCGAACAACACACATGGAAACAACTAATATATGTAGTGTTCCGGGAATCGAACCCGGATTTCTACCATAACACTTTACTCGTGCTTACGATACTCTTTCACTTGTTCAATATCATCCATATTATCCCACCAATTTGAAAAGTCATAGCAAACAAGATCTTCATCAAATTCTTCTTTCCCATCTTCATCTGTAGAAATATAGTCTTCCCTATCAAAACCCGCAATACCAATCATATCTTCGGTGTCTGTAATACCATCAAACCAATCTTGCGCTTCTTTCACATCATCTTCTCTAACGCCTGCATCAAAATGTTTTTCGTCTTTATATCCAAGCCAGTCTGCGATTGTATCAAAGTCAAACCAAAAGAAATTATTTATGTCATCATCGGTCCAACCACTTTCAGGAGCATCACTTTCCATTATGGATTCAATTTTATCCAGTTGTTCATCGGTACAGTTCTTTGCCCGATCCTCACCCCCACTCCAAAATTTGAAATCTCGAAGTGAAATTTCTGATATAACTTTCATAGTTCGTTTGCTTTTAAAAGTTCCCTTGCAACTCTTCCTACTTGCAACAAGTATATACTCCAGACTCTCCCGTCAGAAATTTTGTTCTGAACAACAGCACTATAACCGCATTTAATATTCAATTCTCTCACATCATAAGGGGAAACAAGCATACCTCCATGTTGTGCCAAGTTATAATCCGGTTCTTTAGGAAATGATTTTATATACCTCTTAATAATTTGAATACTCTCTTGCTTATCCTTTCCTTTGGATAACAATTGTTTCTCAATACTATTCATAACAGCATTGAGATTAGGATTTACTGAATACTTCATATTACAATAGTTTTATGTATGAATGCTCCAACGTCTTTCAGTCGCATTTGGGGACATAATTATCCCGCCGCAAATTTTGCGTTCGCCATTTACCACCTCAGAGAATCCAAAGCTATTTTTCGCAAAATCACCGTATATTTCAATATGTTGGTTAACGGCAAATCTCACCCATTTTTGTAGACTTTTCAAGCAATCTTCAAAACTTGAATCTTGCAATTCCGAAGCAATATTCTTGACCTCTTTTACACGCTCTGATATTTCTGGGGACATTTTAAATTCCAATGGTTTGTTTATGGCTGCATACTCTTCAGGGTATTGAATGGAAAGTTGATGTATCCGGCTTCCCCAGATATTATTGAATATTGAAACAATCTTATCTTTAGATACTTTTTGAAGTTGTGCTCCATCCCAATAAAAATACTTATTATAGTCCAAATCGTCCCAATAAACAATACTTGCTATTATCGCAAGAGAATCTTTCATAATTGCAAACCGGTTACTTTCTGACGAAAAAAGACTTTCTACACTGGGGCCAATAAAACACAGATGTGTTCCGTGTGTGCGCACTAACCAAAAAAATGGCTCATTAGTCTTTTCAAGAGTTTTCAAATCATACTTCTCGAAATCAGAGATGCACAATTTAGTATCGTATAACTCTTTGCGCATTTGTTCGATAATTTCTGGTATCATACTTCTTTATTTTAATTTTCACTTTTTATCAATCTCCCAGTATAACCACGGTATTCAAGCAATGTCACAATAAGATGATCTGGCACATCTCTCAAACGTCTGTAATTTTCCGTTAACACTTCAAGCAGATATTCTTCATCTTGTCCCTGCAAAAGATTAGTCAACTCCCAGCCATAACTTGTGTACATACCTATATATTTACTACTTTGGAATAACGTAATTCTCCAGTGTATCCACGTCTACGCAATTCAGCAAACAACATGTTGTCATCAAAGTCAGACATTTTCAGAGTCGCTTTTACTCCTTGTTGAGTTATGCCGCCACTAGATTTGCGTCTTCTTTCCTTGTCACACTTCTTACAATAGTTTGCCAACCCATCTTTGGTTGCCTTATTCTTAGAAAAATTTGATATAGGTAAGCTCTGACCACATTCTTTACACACTTTTGTTTCCATTATTATCTTGATATTAATTGTTCTCTTCGGGATGGAGTTTCAAATACTCGGTAAGTTCACAGTCATATATTTGTTCCTGAACAATTTCAGAAACAAGGGAATCTCCTTTAGTCTCCCAGAATTTCACTAACAAATCAATATTGGCACATTCTGGATGCTCTGTAATTATGCGCTCTCGGATTTCTTTTGGGATGCTATCGACTACATCGCACACATAATTCAAGCGGCAAGCTTTTAATGTTAGTATAACAATAACACATCCCACGATTACTTTGAATATCTTTTTCATTTGATACGTTTTTTACCGCTGTACATTTCCAGTGCACGCTCTACAAGTAAGTTCTGATTCCTGTCATCCAAATTGGCAAAAAATTCTTCTACCGCTCCATAATGACCATTTTGACTATTATATTCACGATACTTATTCCATAAATGCCTCCATCCACATTCGGCTTTTTCAAAAGCAACAGCACATTCGTGCTCATCCCAGCAATTCCACATATAGTAGAAGAAACTGGCTATATCATTCTTTCTTGCCATTATCTTTCACATCAATCATTATAAACTTGAAATATTTCCAACTCTCCAATACAATACTATATTGCTTCTCATTCTCTAGTTGGTACATGGTACCATCTTTCAATGTTAGGAAGTAAGTGTTTCCATCTATTCTCACAGTCTTCTCCACGCGCTGTATGTTTCCTGTAAATACCCTTATAGTTTTGGCATTTATCGTAATACAGGAAAACAACAGACATATAACTACCAAGATTCTATAGAATTTACTACCAATTGCAGTAGCTACTTTGATATACTTTTTCCGCTTATATACCACAACATACTTCTTCATAGATTTACGCTTTAAATAAATCATACACAGTTTTCCGCTTCACGGTAACATTTTGAGATTTAGGCAAATAAAATGTCATACTTGCACAAGAGGTAGAAATGATTTTCACGCTCGTTCTTTGGATTCTTGCTCGTTTCATGCTTTATTTTTTAAAGGTTTACAATCAGACACAAAAATAGCACGCACTCAAAAGTACATGCCACAATTAAAGTGGGTAACAAAGACTCGCACTTCTTGCACGCTACGCTTCCACGTTCGTTTTACCCATAGAAATAGCACGCCTGTATTCACCTCCAGACGTGCTATGTATGTTATGACTTACCAGTTCTTTATTTATGCAGCCATTCGCGCATCATATTCCGCACGCTTTTGAGCGTTTCCCAGCACTTCCCATGCTGCATTTACCTCTTGCATCTTTTCATTGGAACCACCGGCATCAGGATGAGCAGATTTAGCAGCTTGTTTGTATGCAGCTTTAATTTCCGCTTCCGTAGCATCATGCTTCACACCCAAGATTTCATAATAGTCAGCGGCTTTTGCGGCTACTTCTTCAAAGTTCAAACGGAATTTCAGAGCATCGAAAGATGCTTTTGTAGCAGCATGAATTTTCTTCTTAAAATCACGCGCTGCACAATCCAGGTCTTTCTTTGTAGGCACCAAACCAATACGGCTCCATACACTTCCCTCAACATCCCACTTCTTTGACACTTTGCAATCACTTGTACGCACTATGATTTCAGCCGGTGTACCGCTACGCAATTTGGATGCAATACCACCATTATCTTCACGCAGCCCAGCTTCCACCGCTTTCACAGTCCAGAACGTAGCTACCACATTCTTCCACACGCGGAAAATCTCGTCCTGTGTCTTATCCTTTGGCGTGTATTCATCACCGGCAAAATTCAGTCCTGAATAATGCGTTTCTCCGTCACGATTTACACTCTTATACACCAAAGTTACGCCTACCAACTCATTTGCGTTTAAGTTCTCAAATTGTACACTGTTATACCTACTAATTGTTCCCATGATTACTGTTTTTTAGGAATTTTCTGCAATAGCGCATTGTAGGCAATCGGGGAATCGAACCCCGACCTACCAAAATAGGAACGCACCACCGAAAACGTTTACACGCTTTCGATTGCGTTAAAGCCCAATCAGAGCATACTGGACATTCACCTATCCAGCACACTCTATGTACAACTTTTTGCCCGTCACTAACAGCGCAACGGAGCCGTGCGCCCTGTGTATGAGTGCTCACCAACTGCAACCAAACCGATTGAATTGCAGCTTTTTACATACGCTTTCGCCTATGTGGTAGGTAATTTCCATCGTTACCGTTAAAGCACACTTTTGGCATACACTTCTTCACTGTTAGGGCTGCGTTGCGTTGGTGATTACGGTGGTGCAACTTGGGCACACTTTCGACAGAGTCAGTTTTACGTTTTCACGCACTTTTGGCTCACCTTTTCTCAGTTCGCATTAGGGGCAGATTTTCACACCTTTGCGCAGACATCCGTTTTTCGGTATGCAAGTGTGACAGGCACACTTATGGCACTAAGCCCACGCTTTTCCCTTTTTCCTCACGTCCACACCGGCGAGGGTATAACTTATGCACATTTTAGGCATACTACGCGCTTGTTACGTACAACTTGCTAAACTCATAACGCTATCACAGCGGTTGCGTAGTTTTAACGTATGGACACACCTGGGGCTAACGACGGTTTGCATAACCCTCTTTAATAACTGAGCATTACAGTCAGGCGCATTCTTTCCCCACTCACAAAACATCCCGTTTTATGTCTGGGCGTGCGCTTTTGCTTTCGCTTTCGCACTCCTTTTGCTTTTATGTACTACTTTCTTTTGTCCGTTTCTTACTTCTTGTTTTTACGGTTACTAATTACGTTCATTATCTCGTATCTGTTTGCGGTTTTCGCTTTTTGCAGGTTTACAGATAAAACCAAAACGGAAAGTAAACACTTTGTCAAGTAGCCGTTATCTTAACTTGACAATGCAAAGATATGGCAAACATTTAGAACTGCAAAGTATTTTAGCAAAAACTTTCATTTTAAAGCTAAAATAATTTATAAATATTTGATTTTCAGCAACATACAAACAGACAATAAATAACACTACTTATAAATATCTGAAAATCAACAAGATAAATCACCCCAACACACGCGCGTGTATGCGTGGTTACTTATTAGGGCAAATCGTGACACACATACACACATGCGCACACATATACACGCGCGAGATGTTGTTACCTGGATGCAAAAAGGAACGGGAACAAATCACATACACAAAAGGATAAATTTGTAATTATTTCAAAAGAGTATCAAAAACAAAAGAATAGGCAAAACAAAGAGCAAAAGCACATTTGTTTCACTTTTGTATATTAGTGAAACAATATAATTAACTGATTTACAGCAATATGGCAATAAAAAATATAAAAAAAAGAAGGCAGAGCCGGTCAATTATGGAGCGAATACCGTATATATAATCCGACCTGATTTTTCAATCTCGTTTTTTCAAAAGTCGATCATAGTACAAAAAGCCAATTCTCTTCCAGACCACGTTATTCAATACAATAAAATTATCTCCAATTTCTAACATTAATTTTATAATATATCGAATCTGGAAGTAGAGATTCTGTAATTATCCCAGCATCAATTTATTAACTTTATTTTTATAATACAGAGAAATAATTATTTCCCAATATATTCAAATTGACAATGATATAAAAATTCAATATATAAGTTTTCTGATTTTTTCCAGCCACCTATTTTTTCAGTCTCGTTTTATGGTAATTAAGCTAAATTTTTATATCCAAATTGATGTTTATCAAAAAATCATATTACATTTGCCTAACAATTGATTATTTTATCCAAATATGAAAACTAAAAAACAAGTAGAGCATTTTCTAAGAAAAAGAAAATATAAGTCTGAGATAGACTTTAAAGGAATCAGTTCTTATTGCAAAACAGAATATAATATTAAGCTGCATGTACCTTCCAGTTATTCAGACGATCCTGAAGCTCTCGATTACGCTACATTTGCCAACTGGTTTGACAAAGGATTTGGAGCTGGAGATGCAGTAAAATGGAACGATTCTATAGGTTTGGTACAAGAAGGGAATGTGAATACTGTTTTAATATGCCTTAGAATTGACGGAAACACGCCTAATTTCGACAAAATAACAATTCCTGTAGACATTATAACCCCAGCCGGAGAAAATGCTTTAAATCGCCTCTATTTAGTTTTAGATGAAAATGGCCAGGAATTTGGCAACCCATTTTTCGTAATTTCCACTAAATATATTCCCAAATCATGTGATTTAGTATGCTTCCATAATCATAAAACTGGTCAAGAAGGATATGGAGTCGTAAGACTTGCAGATAAATCCTCTGGAGACATCGTTATGTATTGCTATGTTATCAAAGGGGAACCGGTTAAATACAGCATGAACGAGTATTTGGGAAAAATAGATGATTTCTCGTTCACAACTTTCAAGCCAGCGGATTATCAAAGAAAGGCTCTGGATGTAGAATTAGCTAAGGTTGGTAAGACATGGAATCATTTTCTAAAACGAATTGAGCCTTTGAACATGAAAGTAGCTACAGGAGAACGCTACTGGTATATTACAGATAAGATGCAAGTTACTTCAGATGTGGAAAAAGGAACTGTAACAAGCAATAAACGTTATCTGGCAGGCAATTATTTTCGAAGAGAGAAAGATGCGATTAGAATACTGTCTGAAGAAATAGAAATTAGAAGAAACTTTTTAGCCGAACCCGAAATAAGATAATCAAGTCCGGCTAAGGAAAAGGATTCTGGAAGGTGGCAAAAGACTTCATGGTTGTTCTGCCATCTTTTTGTTATAAAGCTCTTCCACATCACTTGCCTGATTTACTTGCACGTTATAGTTTATAATCTTATCGACTGATAACTGTTGAGGATGAAGTTTAACTGTATTTTTTTGAGGAAGTTCTTTCCAGAGGGTTCTCAAATCTTCCACAGGTACCTTCGATTCGTTTGAGAAACGTTTAAGCAAATCTTCATAAACTGCTTTTGTCACTTCCGATGGACGAGGTTGCTGATTACTCTCCCGTTCTTTCACGAACTCAATCATAAGCCATATTGCATATTCGGCATCTGTCAACATGTTCGTATCTCTTTCAGCGACTTGTCGGATAGATTCAAGAAATATTAATCTGGAGGTTCGGTCCCCTACTCCCTTCCGTTTAATTTTTCTGGAAGATGAAGGAGATTGATTGATGTTTTTAATTTTACTGGGAGTCACATAACATACAGGTTCTCCATTCTGCATCTCAACATCGAATCCAAAAATATTCTTCATGTCTTGTTCCGAAAGAGAGAAATCCGGATTGATAGTTTTTAAATCATTCCAAGCACGGTAAAGAATATCTTTGAAATATTCAGCTGGAATGTAATTACCTGGAGAGTCTTCATCATATTGCAAGTATCCCCAAACTTCTCTTATTGCCATATCAAAATCATTATCGGCAAAATCTGGAAGGTTAATGATAGTTTCAAAATCAGAAGAAGAAAGATCTGGAAAAGATAAGTCACGAGAATTGAACCATTCCAAAATCTTCATATCAGTTTCTTTATTAAACTCACTTCGTTCGTTATGATTCTCTTTATTCTCTATATTATCTATATATATCTTATTCTGTTGTTCAATATGAGCGGACCCTCGTTCAATATGAACACACCCCTGCTCATATTGAGCGCACCCTCGTTCATATTGAGCGGACCCCTGTTCATATTGAACGAGGTTAGATTGCTCTTTGACTATATTTTCTGATAGTTTTTCTATGTCTTCACCTTTTTCTTCGTCTATTTGCGAGGGTGTGTTCATATTGAGCGAGGGTGTGTTCATATTGAGCGAGGGTGTGTTCATATTGAGCGAGGGTGTGTTCATATTGAGCGAGGGTGTGTTCATATTGAGCGAAGTGTGTGGATATTGACGAACTACATCGTTCAATATGGTCAATGGAATCGCTGAAATTGGACGTACCTCGCTATTTAAGCACAAGCCTCGCAAATATACCCATCCTTTATCTGATATTTGAGAACTTACTTTATGTATTGCTCGTATCTCGCTCCAATTTACATAGAATGTGCAAAGTGCCCCTTTATTTTGAGAACAGCTGATAAGATTAAGTTGCTTCAAGGTATCTATTGCCCGGCGTACTGAACTAATAGAAGTTCCCATGACGTCAGCTAGTTCTTTGTTGGATATGGCGCATGTTGTCTTATCCCCATCTGTATAGCCTCTTCGTAACAGATGAAATAAAATCATAAAGCCATCACTGGATGTTAACGTTGCCATTGCGTATGGAATGCACTTCCAGTGGTTATCGAATTTGTCGGAAAACGTACTCATTTGCTTATATCATCTTTTATATAAAAACTAATAATCTGCCCTTTAACCATCTGTTTGGTAAGACGGAAACCTATTTGTTTTGCAAATCGTCCTATGCGTTGATTATTGGGTGCATACGGAAATCTTTCAGCATAACATGCTCTCATATCTTCTACAGAAACCCTGTTTTTATTTTCTATATCCATACTTTTATTAAATTAGTTCGTTATACATCTATTTATTATTTCTCTTCGTTTTGACTTGGCATATTATTTTGTTGGCACAAGTTAAGTTGATTTTGGCTCAACAATTCATCGCATGTCCGTTTAAAAGGACAATCTTTACAAGCTGTATTCTGTGCAACCACAATGGTTATAGCCGCGATTGAGACAAGCGACAATACAATTAAAAGAATAACAATCATTTTATTTCAAGTTTTTTGTCATTAATATAAAGTCATATTTTAATGGATCCTCTGCATCCCATTGGCGATAAACATGAGTGAGTTCCATAACAGCCTTCCAGCTCTCTTTAGGATAAGATATAAGCCCCATACGTTGTGCTTGCTGCGCAACATGGGTATCCATAACAGCGTATAGTTTTTTAGGTTTGATTAAGTCAGTCTGCCATACTCCTAAATCTATTTCATCTTTACGAACCATCCAACGCAATAGCATATTAATACGTTTACAAGCAGAGTTACGATATGGACTTCCAAGACGGGCCGGTTCACACCAATTGCATAGCGTGAGTAATAAATCATCAAGTGAAATGGGATGTTTTTTTAAATATTCCTGAATAGAATCGTGTTTACTGTAGAAGCATCTTAATTGATGACACACCTCTTTAAATATTTTTCCTGTAAGAGTACGGTAAATACTACATTCGTCCGGAATATCATAAAAATCACCCAATTTAATATATTTACCTGGCTCCCATCCACATACGTTCATCAACTTCTCTGCACAATATATTATATGACTACGTTGTCCCCATGAAACCATAGCCGTTAATATTGCACAAACCTCAATATCCGCTGTAGTTCTCCCAGAAAGATTCCGTATTTGGTGTACTATTTGAATAGGATCATTTGAGATAAACGCTTTATGGTCAAACTGATTCCACATTCGTTCCATCTCATTTTTTAATGTATGTATCATTATTATCTGCTTTTAAATTGTTACGATAAAAAGTTATCATATCAGCTATAATATTAGTTGCTACTTTGGCTTGTTGTGCCATTTCATAATTTTCCGCTTTTACTAAGTTTTCATTCCAGCACCATATATCATATCTGATTTTCCATAAAATCATTTCATTGGCATCATTCGTAAATTGAGAGTGAGATAACATTAGCTTCTGAAGATAATATATCTCTTGAAGAGTTTTGTATTGCTTAGATAGTTTACGAAGTGCATAAATGGCAATGGCAAACAATATTAAGCATAGTATAAAAATTGCATATATCATATTTTTAATTCGTTTATATTTATAAATGAAGGACAGTTTTCATCGCCAATAGTATGATTGGCCGGAATCTTATTGAAAGGTCCATCTCGTTCGCAAGATAAATTATATCTAAGACAATTATAGCGATCCCAACATCCTTTAGCCTGACACTTATGAGGGTCGTTAGATAATTTGGTATAAGTTATCAATGATAGGAAATTGGCAGTATCTGGTAATTGCTTTCTAAAATGTTCAGGGATTTCACCTTGATGCCATATATTATTGGATTTGATTAGTGTTCCATCAAATCGCCGAATATAAAATTCTTTACCTTCAGAACCTTTAATAACGTTATTGGGTCGTTTTACAAATGGATATACAATATAATAATGAGAACCAATAACTTCATTACCTATATCCGGATGAGCTATTTTATCCATCCAGAAAGCACATTTAGAACAGACATTTCGTTTACTCATAATACGCAAAATATCTCCCGGAGGATTACATTCATCCAGGTTCTCCAGCGTATTACATAATTCACAAGTAATGATGATAGGTGGGGATACAGACAGTCCCCTCTTTTGTTGTATAAACATGGTCAATTTTATTTATCCAATTATGGAGTAAAGATAGGGGCACATGTCGTGCAAATCAAAATGTAAAATGTAGCGAAGAAGTTAGAGACGGATAGAATCGAATATAGAATTTATTTCATCTTCTCTAATGCAGATGTATATTTTAGTTATTTCAATGTTAGAGTGATTGAATATCCTGTTCAATAGTAACAGTGCTTCTGACTTGTTTTCGCTTGTATCATAAACATATCGTCCAAATGTTTTTCTAAAAGTGTGTGTAGAAAAATTTTCTATATCCAATTTATATTTAGCTTTCCATTCTTTCATTATCCGATTAAGATATTGGGAAGAGACAGATACTCCTGTAAATTTGCTTTTAAATATTAATTCATTCGGATTAGGGCGTTTAAGCAATATATAAAGTTCCTCTATTCTCGTTTGAATACTTAAATTAAATGGGATTTTTCGTACTTTTCCAGTTTTCTTCTCAATTTTGGTCAATGAACCTTTATGGAGAATATCAGCCCATGCTAAAGACAATACATCTGATACTCGTAGTGCAGTGCAGAATGCCAGTCGAGCATATAGTTCCCATAAATATTGCCGATCCTTATGAAGAAGGCGTAATAACTTCTTATATTCTTCCATAGGAAGATAATCACTTTTAGTTAACTGATTTTTCTTTGCCATAATTATATCAATTCATTTACTTAATGCAAAAGTATGATATTACATCCAATTATACAAATTTAGAGGCGATTAATATCAATTTAAATCAATATTAATCGCTAATACATTGTAATGCAATAATTTAATTATTAAAAAAATCACAGAATTCTTCAATTGATAAAATTGGTATCCCCAATAATTTGGCCTTGGATATTTTTGATGAGTTGGCAGACTTGTCTTTCACCACCAAATGTGTTGTTTTTTTAGACACCCCACTAACAATTTTTCCTCCTTCGTTGGTGATTACTTCTTCAAGATTACTATCTCGAAATCCTGATACACAGATGGACAAACCTTTACATTTACCTTCCAGCACAACGGTCTTTGGGGACAATTTGTAAGGTATTTTAGTTTCCTCTAAAAAGGCCATAAATGGAAAATACCCTAACAATAAGTTTTGTACAGTTATAGGACAATTCTTAAAGTCTTCGCTTTGAACATCCGGTTCGTGATTGATATACCACCCTTGACAGAACGAGCATAAATCCTCATCATCCATTTCATCCAATATTTTTTGGGCCTTTATTTTTCCTATTCCTTTAAAGCAATCGCTGGCTTGCATTAAAGTCGCCAAATCAACTCCTTGCATGATTTTTCTGTTATTCTCCAATATTATATTTGAAATACTGTCTCCGAATCCTTCGATTTTTATCAGATCGTTAAAAGTAATGTTAAGAATCGCCGGTATAGAAGTAAAGCCTGCATTGAATATTTTGGATAATGTTTCTTCTCCCATATTTTCAGCCCCACATGTCAAATAGAAAAATATAATTTTAGCTAATTGAACACCTGGACAACTAGGATTAGTGCAACACAGTTCTATGTGATTCTCATTCCACATAGTCGATGAACCACAATGAGGACACTCTGACATTTCATCCCATAATTTTTCTTGTTCTTCTTGTGTTGCTGGGCTAAGAGTTGATAGAATCTTAGGAATTACCCCTCCAGAACGGGTAACTAATATTTCAGCCCCCTTCGCTATTTCGTGATCATTAATCCAACCGGCATTATATCCAGTAGGATTTTCCATGTTACAATCTCCAGTATCAACCATTTCAATATTGACCACAGGTTTAAGGGCACCTGACTTACTGACTTTCCATACAATACCCTTAACTGTTGTTTCAAAAGATTCTGTAAAATCTGGATGTTTGTAGGCAATAGCATATAATGGATTTCCAGATGTTTGATGTCTGCCAATAACTTCCCATAAGTGCAAATCATCAATATAAATCACAATACCGTCAATTGGATATACCTTACTCCACTCTTTGAATAAATTCATCAGTAGCTCTTCGTTCAGTTCATCTATAAAAGCAAAATGGTAAAGATGCTCTTGTTGATAGATATTACAAATAGTTTCTATCAGACTATGGAAGTTGTTATAATCATGTAGGGAACTCTCATCCACCCCATATCTGAAGAAAGAAGCGTGTTCAAGATAATCACATGGCTCATCTCTATTTAAAAGACCGGCAGCTGTGTTACGCGGTGATTTAAAAATATCTCCTGTGAATTTAGAACGTTTCCCATGAAAATGCCGCTCCCAATCACTTCTGTTGATAACAAATTCTCCAAAAGTATAATGAAAACTGCTGGCAGGGTTATAACATTGAATGGATGCTCGATAATGGCTAGTACAATCTTGCCCTTCATTTTCTATCCCTCCACGAGAATATGCCTCACCAGTTAATTCATTATATAGTAGAGAAAGACCATCCAGCTTAGGCATACATATTACACCTGCATTTCCTTTCAAGCCTAAAGACATATACCATTTTTTAAGTTCTGATATATCCTTTACTTTATTTAAAGATTTCATTGGGATTGGCAAAGCCCGTTTTCGGGTTTCAGGTACAAAAGCGGGTTCGGTATGTTTGAACCATTCATTGTCTGGATCAAGTGTTTTTAATAGTTCTATTTCTGCATCATACTCCGCATCTGAAATTTCTGGCGTACCCATACGATACATTTTATTGTGTCGCTTAATCATATCAAGCAACACATCTTTTGTTTCAACTGTAAAATTAAGCTCCATATCCTATAATATTTATAAATTAAATAATGGGGCACATAAAACGTACCCCATATTTCTTATTTTATTCCTGAATGCCCAAATCCTTGTTCACCGCGTTCTGTGATCTCTAAATCTTCGATTGAAGAAACAGGCTCCCATTCTGCTTGTTCATATTTAGAGATAATCATTTGAGCAATCCGTTCCCCGTCATTAACAGTAAACGGCTCTGTTCCATGATTAATAAGAATTACACCTACATCACCTCGATAGTCGGCATCCACGCATCCTGGAGAATTAAGACAAGTGATTCCTTTTTTAAGGGCTAGTCCACTTCTAGGCTGAATTCTTGCTTCAAAACCTTCTGGAAGTTGTATATGTAATCCTGTTGGAACCAATACACGTTCTCTAGGATTAATAGTAATTGGAGCATCAATATTTGCTCTTAGGTCCAGTCCTGCTGATTGCTTAGTTGCGTATTGAGGCAACGGATGTTTTGATGTACTATAAACTTTTACTTTCATACGTTCTATTGTTTTTATTATATTTCCATTTTTTACGATTCATCTCCATCGTAGGATATGTCTGACGTTCGATACCACATAATTTGTCATATTCCTCTAACTTTAATGAACCTATATCTGATAACTCTATTTCAACATCACTGCCTATATATCTAAAATAATACATACCATTGGAAATCAATGTACCGACACAAGCCTTAGAAATATTTCCAGGCTTTAAACCGCTGATTTTAGCTGCCTCATTTACTGAAGCAGCCATAAGAGCCAATGTTTTTCTGCGATTAAATATTAAGACAGCTTTGGGTTTACGAAAAATCTTCTCTGCCATCCCAAATTTGTTTGAGCAATTCTGGAGGAAGCCTTTTCTTTACCAACGAAATTAAATGTGTATCTGACACAACAACTCCAGTAACAAACATTTCGTCTATTATTTCATTGATATATGCGCAGAATTGCGGATCAACATAAGATAAAAACGGATAGCATAAACATCCGTCAATCAATTGATGCCCCTCCGTGTTGATTGATACCAGTTTCTCTAAAGGCAACTTGTAAGTTTCTGCAATAGCCTTGATTTGGAAATCAAACTTATGAAAGAAGTCTTCTATGCTTAATTTATTGTCGGGGTCTTTAGATTGGAGATAATATGTAGCATCAAAAATTCTGCTACCATCAAAATGAGTTCCAAAAAGGAGATTAGGAAATTCCGGGAGTAAGACTTCTGTACATTTGATATTTGTAATTTTCCCGGTTCCCTTAGGAGAAGTCATTATACCCTAATGTTGTTTTGATGAGTTTCAGGTGTAACCATGACCGATTGTGCTTTGTCATATTTGACATTTCGGATAGTATATTCACGTGTTTCCCCAGCCCTTTTTAAGTAAGTGCGAATATTTTCTATCGCTTCAGATGAAGAATAAGCCGGTACATAAATTGTACTGTTGGAACTTCTGGTTTTACCAGTCTTTTCGTCCACATCATAATAAACAAGAGATACTTGATACAACCCAACTTCTGTATCTTCACTTTCTTCAAAAAAATAGGATATTAATTCACAAATTAGTTCAGTATCAGTAGCAAATGTATCGTTATAAGCAACTTCTGAAATTTTGGTGCGAACAATTTCTATATCCACATCACC